CCGTATCGAGGGTTTCGTCAGTAAGCCCGGTAACGCCAGCGATCGTCATCACGTCGGCCGTAAGGGTTGTAATGTAGCCAGTCACGTTGTTCCCCGCGTTGACGAAGCCGGTAATCCGAACCCGGTCCCCGACTGCGAAGCCGTCCGAGATGAAGGACCCGCTTGCCCGCGTCCAGGTCTTGCCCCCATCCTCAACGGCGCAGGATACCCCGAGGGTCACCGCAAGCGCGGCCTTCCAGGTGTTGCGCATGAAGCTTTGGAACTGGCTCTCGAATGAGCCATGCGTCAGCTCGAAGTTCCAATCCATCCTCGCGGACCGCCCTCCCAAGAAAAGCGCCGGGATATTCCCGTCTGAGCGGATCTCGTCCGATTCCACGGTCGGTATCACGTCCTCGATGCCCGAGCCCCCGGACTGCCTGATGATCTGCAGAGTTGGCGTTGCCGGGGTCGTCCCCGGAGTCGCCTCATTGATAAAGGCTATTCGCCTCGTAGCCCCTTCCGAACCAGCCATATTGACCCCCTAATTCGCCATGTAGGCGATCCATTCTATTTTCACGGGAACCCGATAATACTCGTCTTCCTCGTCCCCAGCCCCAGGGCTTGCCGAGTTAATCAGCAACGTTTGCCCCGTCGTCGTATCAGTTAGGACCGTTCCGCGCTTGTAGCACTCCGCGACCCGGTCAGCCTCGCCCTTCGCCCACGCCTTACCGTTGCCCTTTTGGTCGAAGATATCGACCTGGAATATCCCGATGGTCTGATTTTGCGCCGTTGAGCCAATCTCAGAGGCCATCGAATCGCCGGGAATATGCGTTCCGCGATACCACTGCGGAAGCGATGACGGATCAAACAAGCTGTTTTCACCGGCTATTAGCGTTGACGTTATCGCGGCCCCTGGAGATACCGCCGTCAGCCTCGCCTCAAGCGCCCTCTCAACCGCCGCGTTCCTCATTGCGCTCCTCTCTTTACCGTCTCAACGATGGCCCCGAACTCGGCGACCGTGATGGCTACCATCCCGGAAGGTGCTTGCTTAGAAGACCCGTTTTCTACGGCATCCGCATAGGGCGCGCAATTCGTAATAAATACAGACTTATCCTCGCCAGGGACTAAACTCGCCACCGTGTTTGCCATTTCCCGGTTAGGCCTCGAAACGTCTACCGAATCGATTTCTCCTTGCGCCGGAGTCATAACAGAAAACTGCCAGTTGGCCCGAAGATGCCCGCCCACGTATCCCTTCGGCAACGGGGCCAACCCTCGCGCCGCGCGCTCAACGTTCCGCGCCCATAGCTCCTTGTTCCCGACCGGGGTCCGCAAGATCAGCCGCCGCCCGAGCTCAAGCACGGTACGCCGCTGGACGAGGTTTGTCCGCTCGATGGTCTTATCCACAAACTTGTTCACGTCGCCACCAAAGCTACCCACGGCATTGGACCTCATGCAGGATCGGCACGCCGTCAGGCTGTAGCGGCGCATTCGACACGATGGTCAAGAGCTTGGCCGGGGCAGTCGTCCCGGTGTAGAAGCGATGCGCGGGGGTCGGGGTCGGGATCGCGGCGCCCGAAGAGTCCAGAGCCGCCACGTAAAATCGCCTATCGCCCGTTTTCACGGATGTCCCGTCCCGAACCCCTATCGAATACGGGAACTCAACGGCATAGACGCGGTACTCAACCGCCGGGACCGCCGGGGTTTCCCCCACTGCCGGGATGGCCTCCGCCGTCCGTAGCGTGCAAAGACGAGACGAACAGGCCTCTTGGATATCCTTCGCCGCGTCGGCGCGCTCGGTAAGGTAGCTCATGACACCCGCCGGATCTGTATCCCGCCGCCCTCGGGGATGATGCCCCGAAGCGCGTTTCGGATGCTCGGGTAGGTGGTTCCGGAAGGCGCGCCGTCGTAATACTCGGTCGTCAGCGGGCCCACGGTTTTGCGCTTTATCATGCCACCGCGAGCGAGCGATGCGGCAAGAGCGCCGGCCGATCCAAGCTCTATGAGCGCGGCCTCGGCGTCGGCATTCTTGAGCCGGCCAGATATTCCGTTCAGCAAGTACCCGTCCGAATCGTAGGCATCGAGTCTCGGCCAGGCCAAGGCCTGGGTGTCCAAGTACCGAACCCCGGACCAGATGAACATCGCGTCAAGGGCCGCAGTCGCCCGCACCAGCGCAGCCTCTTTAGCCGCAGTCAGGGCCAATCCCCATGACGTCTCCGCGCGCGCGAGGAAGTAGGCGTCAGCATCGGCCACGCTTATGTAGGATTGGGCCGTCGAAAGACCCGCGCCCGTTTCTACTATTAGGGACATGGCTAGGCCTCGTCAAACTCGAAGGTAATCGTCCCGGCATTGTTGTCGGCAACCGAGGTTATGACTAGCCCGTAAGCCGTCGACGCCTTGAGCCGGTATTTAAAGGTGTTCGCTTCTCCGGCTAAAAGGTATCTCGTTTCAACCGCCGTACCCGCGCTTTGCCCGGAAGAGCCTAGGACATAATCGGACTTGATCGCGGTCAGATTGTCAGCCGTCGCCGCAAGCTCGCGAGCCTTTACGGTTACCGCGTCCCCTGCAGCTGCCGATCCGCCCGTGCCTATCACCAGGCCGGTATTCAGGACCCCGACCGCCGCGCCCGACAACCGGGTCGTGATGGTCATATAGGCCGGGCTCGCGCCGGTTGTGATGGAGATTTGCTTCGGGCCTGATATATCGATATCGGTATCGTAATGACTCGCTATGTATTTCGAGCCATTGACGATCTTTTCAAGTAGTTCCGTCGTTCTCGCTTCGCCCATTCTTTACCCCCGGCTTTCTGCCGCGCTTGGGCTTTTCAGCCTCTTCGGTCTTGAATCCTTGCCGCTTTGCTTCGGCGATGATCTCGGGATTCAGCGTTTCATATGGGCCATCCTCGAAGTCATGGACAACTCGGGATGACCCGGGGGCCGTTAAGACCCCCGGTCCGTAGAAGATCATGATTTGGTGCAGATCCCGCCGCCAGCGGAGGCCGCCGATGCCGCGCCGTTGACGTACACGCCAGCACCCCAGGCCGCATAGTTGACCAGGAGGGAGCCGGGAGCCGCGAGATAGTCCACATCGCCCGAGGAAAGGAAAGCCGCCGCCGGAGTGGTAACCGAGCCCAGGGCGTCGAAAAGGCACTCCTGGAACACGGCCCCGCGTCCGCCCGAGGTCGTTACGCTCTTGACCGCTCCGTGGGCAGTGCCCGCGCTTACGTAAGACTGAATCCGTACTTTTCGGAACTCGTCCCGCGCCACGGTACCGTTCAGGATGATTTCCACGTCAGCATTGTTTCCATGGTCGAACGTATTCGCTCCAATGGTCCCGCCTTCGATGAGGCAATCCTGAGCCGCGTCCAGCTTGAGGCTGTACTTGGTAGCCGCAGCCGCCGCGCCCGCGCCTCCGACTATATGGCAGTTCCCGAAGTAGTTGCGATGCCCAGTCACGTCTATGCCGCCGATTTCCAGGGCGTCAACCCCACCATTCCAAAACATGGTATTGAAAAATCGGTTATTCGAGCCCGAAAGGGAAATGATCTGGGGCATGTAAGTTGACACCGTGGAAGCGCCGGCCGCGACGGCGGTTTCGGTCACCAGAGTCCCGATGGTCGTCAGGGTCATCGAAAGCGCCGAAACGCTTCGAACGATAAGCCCGGTCGCGTTGGCTCCGGTGCCCGTGGTCACGATACGGATATACTGCCCGGCCACGAAGCCGTCGGTCACGAAGGAACCCGTAGTCCGGGAAATCGTGTCGTAAACCGTGTCAGCCCCGCGCGTGAACGCGAGAACCGAGATGGCTCCGGTGGTCACGGCCTTGTTGGCCACCCTCGCGCGCTGATAGAGCGAGACGGGGGCGCATACGCCAAGTACCGTGATGCCGTTTTTCGACCAGGCCAAGGGGGCAGTCAGGTACGAAGTAGTAGCCGCCGAGGTCGCGCCGTAGGAATAGAGCTTGATCCCGTCGCCATCCACGGCCACGTCATACGCGGCCTTGATATTGGCGAAGGCGTTATCGAAGCTCGATCCGTCGCGGGTGTCGCCGCCCGAGGTCGGGTCAACGTGATACCATTTCCCCCGAATCACCGGAGTCATGATGCCACCCGCCAGAAAGTCCAGGTACTCGCGCACCTGGGGTTGAATACCGGTAAACTCTTTCATGGTGCCCCCTTAGCTCGTCGCCAGGCCGGTGATCTTGCCGTGGAAGGTCTCGATACCGTGGTCAAGGCCGATCTGTGTATAGAGGAATCCACCAGCAGCGGCAGCGGTCACGGCGGTCGGGACCCACAGAACATCGGCGCCCTCTACGGACTGGAGAATCCCACCCATATTGGCGTTAAAGCTCACGGGCACGAAGACCGGGGCGCACTTGGCCATATCAGCCACGATGATCGAGCCAGCCGGGACCTGTTTATCCCAAACCACGCCGAGCTGGGCGAAGTCGGTCAGAATCGACTTGATCGCCACACCGCCGACGTTCCGATCAGTGGGCGCGTAGCCGTAGGCGTCGGAAATATTCTGGACGTCGAAGGCCGAAGCGAAAATCACGGGGTTCGAGAACTCGGCTCCAGCGTCCGCCATGGTCCGCAAGAGCAGATTGAGGAGCGGCTTGGAAAGCTTGGCCCCGGAAGCTGCCTTTGCATTGGTCGTGATGGCTTCGAGCATGCCGCGAGTCGCGACGGCCGTGGAAGTCGTGCTTTCGGGCGCGTAGGTGCCCTGGATGAAGGAATACTCGATGTCGATGGCCAACTGCCGAAGCTGGGCCTGGCGCTGGAACTCCAGCGGATCGTTTATCGGGTTCGCCACGTCCACGTTCAGGCCGGACATGAATCCGGTTTGGGATTGCTTTTTGAAAGACACCTGGACGTCTTTCTTCATGATCTGGCAAACGTTATAGACCTCAGCGGGAGCCGTGGTCTGCGGGGTGCCAGCCGCTACGGAGCCGACTTCGGACTGTACGTCCTGGGAAGCCGCCGCCAAAGAATAGGACTGGCCGATTGGGAAGCGGAACGAAGTGGACCGCATGCCGCCGCTCAGGCCGCCTATCATGTTCAGGAACGGGGTTTGATTCGCCCCGATAAGGAAAAGCTCGCCCCTGTAGTTCAGGGTGCTAGTGTCAGTCCGCGCCATAATTTATTCCCCTTTGCCGCCCTCTTCGAGCTGCATCTGTCGTTTAAGGGACATCATCTTATTGACGTCCCGCACTTTTTCCGCTTCCGCGTATTGTGCCTTGAGGCTTCCAGCCCCACCGCCGCTTCCGCCGCCCGGGTTCCCCGATCCGCCGCCGCTTGAGGCAGGGGCGGAAACATAGGCTTTCCCGTCATCGGACGCGGCCCACTCGTTCTTAATGTACTCGCCCAAGGGCTTGCGCGTTTCGGCGCCCGTCTTGGGGTCTTTCGCGAGGATAAAGGCCTCGCTTTTTTCCTCGTCTACCTGGACAATTTCGCGAAGCATCGCGGCGGCCCCCTTGAGATGCGCAGGGTTTTTCACCCCAGCCTCCAAGAGCGCCTTGGTCAAGTTGTCGTCCTTCAAGAGCTTTTCCAGCCGCGAGGTCTTCAACCCTACGGACTCCTGGGCGGCCTTCAAGTCCTTCCCTTGCTTATCCAGGGCCTTGGTCTGTTCCGATAAAGCCGTCTTGAGTTCATCGCGCTCTTTTTCAAGCCTCGCGAAGTCCTCGGGCTTTATTCCGTCTCGCTTTCGAAGCTCTCGCTTCATCTCGTCGATGTCGGCCACATTATTGTCCAAGACCTTATCAAGCGCATCGAATACGCGATTGGCCTCTTCTGATTTGTCAGCCGCGATAAGCCCCTTAAGCTGATCCCTGAATACTCCCATTTCCGCGCCCTCCTGGGTTGCTACCCGTTTGGTTTGCCATGCTTGGCTCAGCATCCAGCCGGATACTGTTTTTGGCCTCCCCTTGCATGCTTGCGCAGGGAGCCATAAAAAAGGCGCCATCGGCCCACTTAGTGGACTTTTGGCGCCATCTCTGACGATTCGGGGTTTCCCCCTACAAGTTAGGTTATACTATATCACACCTTATTCGATATGGCAAGGACCGTTTTTATCTCCACCGTTTTGGCGTATTCGGCGATCTTTGCCCATGTCGGCCGCCCATTTTCAACGATAATGACGATCTGCCCGCTTTTCTGCCCGCGCTCCCGCATCGCCTCAAGGAGGGCCACCAGGGCTTCCGCCGCTTGCTTATCGGCTAAGGTCATTTCCCATCGGCTTTTCCATAAATTATTTCCCATGCGGATATTTCCAAGATAAGGGCTTTGTCATTGCGTAATAGCGAATGGATCAATTCTGATCTGTCTACTCGGTTATACCTTTTTGTAAGGGCCTTTGCCATATCATCCCATGTCCATGATTCATCACTAAAATCAAAGCCATGCGTTTCCCCTTTTACTTCCTCGACTCTTAAATCGATGCGCAAAAGCCTTGCAATGATTTTCAGTATTCGCCTTGCGAGAGAGCTTCCTCCGGCTCCGATTACCCGAACCATTACCGTCAAACACACTTTGCTCATCTCTTAATCCCCTTCTCGTATGCCTTGACGTGCCCATTCTCGCGCAGGGTAGCATATACCCCCGAGAGGCAGTTGTCGAAGAAGTAGCAGAGCCGTTCCTCGTCGTTGCCGATCTGTGGGCCGTAGTTCATCCCGAAGCGCAGAATAAAGCGCTCATGGGCCATCGCCGCGTGGAGGCATTCATGGGAAACGATGCTCACCCCAAGCCCGTCCTCGGCCAGGAACATGCATCCGAAAGAGCCATCATCGGACGAAATAGGCTTGAACATTCCACGCGTCTCGGTCCATCCGTCGGTCGGAAGCGGACAGCCCCATTTCGCGAATTTGGACGCGATAAGCCGCCGCATCGCTTTGGCGTTCGGCGATACGAAAAGCTGAAAATAGTCGTTCCAACCATCCCGGCGCATATCGTAAACGGCGGTTTTCATCGCGGTATCTCCTCAATCGGCAGTATCTTCCCGTCCCTGACCATCGCGGTCAACGGCACCCCGGCCCGGAATAGCGCCGCCCTCCTGGGGCCCATGGCCTTATCCTGGTCCTCAGGGGAAAGTCCCGCCCAGCGTTCGGCGACCGTCATGTTGGCCGGCACCTGCCCGTCAAGGCTGGCCCGCGTGCCATCGGGGAGCTCATCGCGGTCTATGCCCATTTCACGCCAGGATTTCAAAATCGGTATCATCGCCCCACGGCACGCCGGATGCTGGGGGAGGTCAGGCCGTGCCGGGTCGTCCGCCGCGTATACATGCCCATCGTCCGCCGCGCATTCGATGCATGTCACCTCGTCCATGGTCTCGACCCGCTGATATCCGGCTATTAGGTCCTCGTTCTCGTCATAGACCATCTGCCGGGCCCGGTTCGATATCGCCATGTCTGCAGTATGGACCAAGACCCGGGCTTGCCTGGTCGTCGAGTCCTCTAGTACCCCGCCCTCATAGGTGCCCGGCACGTAGCGCTTCTTTCCGCTTGCGTCTTTCTTCCAGCGTGCCGCCTTTATCGCCCGGCCCCGGACCCGGACGATCATCTGGTCTACCGTGTCGCCCGCTATGATGCCCGTTTTTACCGCATCATAGACCGACTTCCGGCTATTCGCGGCCAGGCTTGCGAAGAGGTCCGGCAGTGTCGCGCCGTCGGTTATCGGCATGTCCTGGATCGCGGCCCAAAGGGTCGAATTGGCCACGCCCCCGAACTTGACCCCCGGCGCGCCGCCCTCAAGGCTCCCGAGCTGCCAATCCCTTTCAACCTTGGCCAGCGCCTTCCCGTCGTCCTCGACTACCCCAAGGGCACGCGTCGAGGCGGCCTTGTATATCTCGTCCAGGTCTTTTGCCAGCCCTTCCAGCCATTCGCGGGTCCACTGGCCCCCGGTCTTGGCTATCTTGCCCATGACCTCGTCGTGGGCGGCCTCCAGAATCGGGAGGACCTTAAGAAGCTCTTCACGAGAGAAACGGGCGATATATGAGTCGCGGGCTAGGATGTCCTTGAGATAGCGCTCATTGGCTGTCATTCAACGGGCGCCTTCGTTGCGGGCTGCCCTTGCTTCTCTTGCGCCGCCTGCTCCGCCTTCATCCTCTCAACCTCGGCCATCAGCGCGGCCCCGGCGGCATCGTCGGCTTTGCCCTGCTCGTCGTCGATGGCCTCGCGCATCTTCTTGGCGTCCACATCGGCCCGGATTACCTCGCGATGCTTGAGCTCCTCGATCGCAATATCCCAAGATACAAGGCCTTCTTTCCATAAATCCTTAATCGCTGTTATCATCTGCGGGTCGGCCCCGGTGGGTAGATAGTCGGTGTTTAGGGTGTAGCTCGCGACCTCTTCGGAGCCCTTGAACTGGCACATGACCGTCAAGGCTTTTGACAGCGCCCCGGAAACCATGTTGGCGAAGTTGGCCAGCACCGAGTTTTCCCCCGCCCGGTGTATCCCCGCCGTTTCGGCAGTCTCGACCGCCCGCTTCTCGCTTGCCAGGATGCGCATGCCAAGGACGGCCATGTAGTCCTCTTTGCGCTTAAGGGCTTCCCCAAGTCCGGGCTCCATCTCGGCTTGGAGCATCGAAGCGGAGCCATCGGCGGAAAGATTGATCCCCGAGGAGGAGCCAAGGCAAACCTCTGTCACCGGCTTCCCGTCTGGTCCAGTCATCTGCCCGCAGAAAATCGGAGTGGGGACTCCGCACCAGTGGAGCGCGTTTTCATAGTCGGCAGAGGTTCGGTAGTGCGAGAGGTTCGTCAGGGCGATATCGTCAAGCGGGCCTTTGGAAACATCGATGCTCGGGATGAACTGGAAAGGGATAGCTTTCGCGGGCTTCCCGGCCATGAGGATCGGGAACGGGCCAGCCTCAAGGAGCCATTCCATCGTGCCTGATTTTACCTTCTGCCACTTGTAGACCTCAAGGGTCACGCCTTCCGCGAGAAGCCGGTAGACCCGCATGCGCTTGACCTGGACCCTCGTCCACTCGTCGTCCGGGTTCGGCTCCCAGGTCTCGGCGAATAGCTTGAGGTAGGTCAAGACGGTTCTGTTATTCACCCGGCCCACGTCCCAGTCGTATATCTTTTCTGCCGGGTAATAGACCAGGTATGGCCGGAGCCCTTCCGCCTCGGCATTCTGGACAACCACGTCTTCACGGAGCCCGGAAGGGTACTCGGTCAGGATGCCCCCGCGCCCCGTCTTGAGGGCGTCCTCGAAGGCCTTCCGCGCAAAATCGTCCAGGCTCGTCCCGGCGAAGTCGACGTCCTCGGCGTATGCCTTTATGACTGCGGGAAGCTCGGCGACAGGCGCTTTTCGGAATACCAGCCCAGCCAGCCCGTCTGCGGTTCGGCCCGTTGCGTTGAAAAACGTGGCTCTGGTGAGGTACTTTTTATAGTCGGCATCATTCTGCCCCCCCAGCTTGGGTAGGTACGTCTCACCGGCGGCCTTTACCGCGTCCTCGCCGGAGACAACCGCCCGGTTCCGCTTCCAGCGCTCCTGCGCCGCCGCATAGTCGGGATGAACTGAATCAATAGGCATAGTTAAACCCCCGTTACTCTCAGGATTCGGGCCTCATTACGTGGGGCCGTCAATCTGTATCCTGCCGCGTCGTATGCATGATCCTCGGCCTCAGTGTCCACGTCGTCCGGGTTGTTTCCATCCCTTGGTAGTACCGGGACCGTCCTGATAAACCCATCCATGCAGGTGTCAAATACAAAAAGCCCAGGCTCTTCCATCCGTTCCGCGAGGCTCGCCTTAAGCTTGCGCCGCATAACCTCAAGCCGGTTTTTCCTGGACCCCGGCGACTTGTCAGCCTTTACGAATAGTCCCCTTATCCCGTACCCCTTGTCAATGCCCGTCGCTATGGAGTCCTTCCCCGGGTCGCCGTCGAAGATGCTCGAATCCGCCGGGCCGGGGAGGATGTACTGACCTATCCCAAGCGGCCCCCGGAACTTCGCCTCGCGTTCCTTGATCCCCTGACCTATCTTCGTGTCCTCAAGGTATATCCCCTCATTGGCGTTCCCGTTCCACCCATACCATTCGGCAATGAGAAAAATGGTCCCGCGCGGCCACGACTTCGGACGGCCGTCTACGATCGCCTCGGTCCCGTCCGACTCGGCCCACCACTGCACCGAGAAGGGCTTGCTTGAGCCCCAATCGAAAGACCGGTCAATCCGCCACGACGCCGGGATCTTGAACGGCCTGACTACGTGCCGATCCCGGTTCCAAACGTCGTCAAGGGCGCCCCCGGCCACGATATCCCAGTCGCCATCCCGCATGGCCTTGACCAGTTGCGGCGATCCAAGGCCCTCAAGGCGCTTCTCATAGGCTTCACGGTCTATCGAAGGGTTATCGGGAAGCCGGGCCGGAATGTACTGCCGCATCATCCCGCCCTCGCTCGCCGGAGCCTCCCAGAGCTCTTCCCCATGGTCTACCCAGCCTTGCTTTAGGTAATTATGAAGTATTCCCCCCGGATTCCCGGCCAAAAGTACCCGTGGGAACAGATCCCAGCCGTTCACCTGGCCGTCAAGCCCGATTTCGCCCTTCCGGTAATGTTTCGGAAGCACCAGGTCAACCGAGGCGCGGACCCTTGAGCGGAGGTATTTGTACATCCCCGATATCCACTGTCCTATTTCGTCGATGATAAGGACATGGATTTCCGGCCCCTGGTAGGCCAAAACGTCCTTTTCATACTGACAGTGTCTAAGGTGGATTTCCGCCCCATTCGCGAATCGGATGTCCTTGTCTACTATTTTGCACGTTCCAATGTTGGTAATAGGAGCCAGCATCGAAGGGAAGGCGGTAGGCCCGGTCATGTGGGTATCCCAAAGCTCGGGGTATGTCCGCCGGAAAAGGTAAACCTGGAGCTTCGGGATTTCCCGGCACCAGGATATGGGGGCTACCCGCTCAAGGTGCGATTTCCCGCCCCCGGCCGCCCCGCCGTATAGGATCTCGGTTGCCTTGGACAGGTAAGCGTCACCCTGGCGGGGATGGAGCTCAAGGTTTAGCTTCATTTTCCTTCCGGAGGTCTCGTATAGTAACGGTTGTACCTTCATCGACCTCTACATCAAGTTTTACCTCTTTAGGTGTCGTGGCGCTAAGCATTCGCTCTAATGCGAAGGCCGGGCCTTGGGCGCGGATATTGGGATCACTTAGCAAGCTTTCGTAGAAATTAGCAATCTTTAGCTTCGCGCGCCTAACTATGTCAGCGTAGCCGTCGCGTCTGCCGTATTCGTCAAAGCCTTCACGGGAACATAACCCGATGTCGTAAATGAGCCCGTTAAGGGTCATCGGCTTCCGCTCCAGGATTACCGGCTGACCCCGGTCAATGAAAGGTAACCCTTTATCGTCTTTCGCGTATACGTTCCCTCGGGAGGCGAAGTATCGGTCTATGGCTTCCTGGAGCGCTTCGGGGGTCTCGAAGGTAAGTGCCTTCCCGCCCTTTCTTCCATCGGCGACATGGTCCCGGCCTTGAAGCTCTTTTGGTACTACGCCTTTGGGATGAGTCGCCTTTTCTGGATGCTTCGCCGGACCTTTGCGCGCCATATCTGCCCCCTGTAGTAGTTTACCACGGTATGGGCTCGGGGTCAATGCGCGGATTTAGGCTCTAGACGTGACAAGTTCCGCTTTTTTGCTATTACGGTAAAGTTCTTTAGCCGGTCAATAAGCTCAAGCACCTTATCATATGGCGGCTCTGGCAGATTGTTCCCTCCCGAGTCCGCACCGATATTGACCTGGACGGGCCCGCATCGCTTCACCAGCTCGACCATCGGCTCAAGATCGAAGTCCATGATGGGCTCAATGGTGACGTATTTCGGGTATCCGATTAACTCCATTGATGCCGACCGAATGAACGGCGTTGGGGTGTCCCCCATGAATTCGGGATATGTCCGGTTCGTCTCGATGGTTGTACAAATTGTCATAGGGCGCCTGAAAAAATCATGGGCGAATCTATGGATTCGTGCCGGATTCTTGGTCTGCAAAAGATATCGGTTATCATGACCCGTCATCTTTATAAGCGTGCTTTGTATCCATTCGCTCGGGATTTCTTCCGCGAACATGTCGCAGCTCGACCCCACGAAAATGAAGTTCCCCTCGCCGAGGTCGGTCTTTAGCTCCTTCGCATCGAAGTGAAGAGCTGACTGTTTCCCGAAGCGCTTCATGTAACAGTAGGAACAGTCGTGAGGGCATGCGCCCTTTACCGTGTTCCAGGTATGGGTCACAAAGTCATACATGTTACCTTTGGATTCGTTCAGCATGATTTCCCCGGTTCTTGTGCCTCACTTTTGTCCATCCTTGAGACGCAAGCGGGCTCGGCCTTGGCTATGGCGGCGTCAAGCATATCAAGTGCATCTGACCAATCCTGCGGATCGGGAGAGGCCGACTTTAACATCATGTTTTTAGCCGCCTCAAGCAGATCTGGCGCGGCGGCCATCGCCAGCCCGAGGCGCTCCCTGGCTTCTTCGTTCGCGAAACTCCATAAGTCTAGGCTTGCGACAACGGTGTAATTGCTGTCCTCGTCGGTCTTGATATAGTTTTGGTAACTGCCAGGGACATAAACCAGCGGCCCCTTCGTGTAGCTCATTCCTTCCCCCTCATATAGGCATCGCAGAAAAACTTCATGCCCTCGAAGCGATTGGTGAAGGCGTAGACTTTTCCGTTCCTGTTTACGTCATTAATCGCGCCTTGAGCCGTACCCGAGGCGGGATAGCTTATCATTATGGATGGACAATTTCCGCTAAACAGATGGAAAGCAAAACAGTTCCTTTCATTTCTGCCAGCCAGTAAGGAAGGCTCGCCATCTTGATCGATGTAGACGTATAGTTTTTTTTCGTCATACTCCAGCTTTCCTGTGGTTTTAATCCAGTCACATAGGCGTTCGGCTTCTGCCCTCAGCTCATTTACTGACCGCTGATGCTTCTCTATCTCAAAGCCTAGCGCATCCAGCCTGTCGGCTATCTCTTGCTTGTCCATCCGATCCTCCTTGCTAAAAGATTCTAGGGATATCGGGGATCGAACCCGACTTCTCGCCTTGAAAGGGCGATGGCTTAACCTCTGGCCTATATCCCCCTGCCCCCGGACTCCACGCCGGGGAATCGTGGCGCCTTACGATGCGCCCAGGTGGTACGGCCTTGCGGTCCCGTCCTGGTTTTACGATCTGCCCGTCGGCAGCCATCTTGGGATCGGCGGGAGTCGAACCCGCTTGTTCAGGCCGCAATGGTTTACATTGTCGAACAGCCCTTCTCTCTCCGATCGTTCACGATCCCTTGTCGCCCCGTATCGCCGGGGCCACGCGGTGGCCTGATGCTTTAGGCCGGGCTAACTAGTTTCCCATCGATGTACGGCCCGACGATCTTGCCGTCAAGCCCTACGAAGTACTGCCCGGCTACCGTTTCGAGCGATGCGACATATCCGATTTCTTCCGGATTGTCGTAAAAATCCAGCTTCTTGAAAACCTTCTCCATAGCCCTCCTTTTAACGGCCAATCTTCGGAAGAGGCCGCCCTTTCTTTATACCATAGCACGGGCGCCCCGTCAAGGCCTAAAATATCTTCGCCAGCGCGTCCAGGCCCTTCGGGGTGACCCGAGTCTGCTTGGTGATCTTCGCCTCGTCGCCCTCGCCGTAGGTACGCGTTTTGACCGTGAACCAGCCAAGATCAAGATAGTGCTGAACAGGAAGCCAGTCCCCGGCACGCTTGAAAAGGTATCCGCTGTCCCCGAGTTCCTTGATGAAAAGGTTTGGATGGCGCCCGAGTTGCTTCCCTGCGTCCTGTAGGCAAAGCGAGCCCGAGGCGTCAAGGAAGCGGTCAAAGGCTTCTATCTTGGGGGCCGCGATGGACATTTCCGCGCGTAGACGGTCCGCCTCGGCCTTGTGGTAGGAGATTACCTTGAGGGTCATTTCGGCGATATCAAGCGCGGTGGTAGCACCTACAACTTGAGTTGTAGGCATCATTCGGCGCTTTATTTCGGTTACCTGGCGCTCGTCAAGCATAGTTTGCGCGCCGTCGCGCATTAGCTCCGGATACAGATCGCGAATATGCTTCTTGATCGCCTCGGGAGTAACCCCTAAAGCTTCGGCAACCTGTTTGACGGTCATCGCGTTTGCATATGTCCCCGCGAATAATGCAAGTTCGTTCATGCTTCTCTCCAATAAAAAAGAGCGGCCGAGGAAACCCGCCTGGCATGGCGTTCGGGGTGTTATACGCCGCCCCTGGTTTCCTCTTCCGCTCTTGGATGCTCGCCCGTATAGGCCAGTTTGTCAAGGATGCCGCCCTGACAGGGGAGATACTATCACGCCCGGGCTATTTTATCAAGTCCCCGTTTTCGTGGATATTGCCTATGACTACCATTTCGCGATTGAATCCGTCGCCCATTTTGCGCAGATTATGCTCGTTGCCCCATCCGCCATAATTTTGGCCGTCCTTCCATTCGGGGTCTTGGTTTTTTGCGTAGTCCCAGTTTATCCCAAACAACCCCATACAAAACTGTACAACCCCCAAATGGCTAAACCCATCAGAGTGATCAAGAATATCCCCCTCGTATATCTCCTTACCGTTTTTGTCGCGGAGGCCGGTAAATTGCTCTAACGTTAAATCTTCACTTGAAATAGAATCTTCAAAATCTCTCCAATCCTCATAAATTATTCCATCACCCATTACCATAAAATCTTTTACATATCCCCCTTTTTTATGCCACGCCCGAAACTTTATTTCGCGCATTCATTCCCCCCTTTTCAGGTCATTGTACGCCTTTCGGTATTTCTCCGCTATCGCCCGGTATTCCCATTCCGAGTAAATTACCGTTTCGTGGCTCCCGGCATCTTTCAGTTCATACCACGCCCTGCCGAACTTCTCGATCAGGAACCGCTTGAAAGCTTGCTTCTCCCCGTCCCCAGCCTGGTTACAGGGACGGCACTGGGCATAGGTGATCGTCTCGTCGAAGAGTACCGCCCCCTGTCTATGTCCCATCGCGTGCCCCGCGTCCAAGCGCTCCCAGGGCGTCAGCTTGCCGCAGGTCGGGCAGATTGCCGCTTCGGGGCTCCCGGTCGTCGCTATTGCGTCCCTTAGGCGGATATAGAGCGAATACCACTTCCAGGCCGTGGCCTTCGCGGGGTTCGATTTACCCGATGCGCGCTTGTACTTGTACACCTAGGCGCCTTTTTTTGGCGATTCCGTTTTTGTGGAATAATGATGAGTCCCATCAATCAATTTCTGGAACATTTCCCGCATAGCAATAAGCCTTTGTTTATCCCAATTCCGATATTCCCATCCACATTCGCAAGGCGTATCCCAACATTTTTCACAATCTGACATAGCCATATTATTACCCCTTAAGCGGTTCGAGAATTGCCTCTTCGAGAGACTTGCATCCCTCGACCCCAGCCGTTCGGATATACCAGGCCCTTGCCCGTTCCGCCGCATCCTCTAGGGTGGAGCGGATGAGCTGGGCGTCGCGCTTATTGCAAGCGGCCAGACATTCATCGTATGTCCCTGCTCCAGTCTCTCCGTCCCATACAAGATTGCAAAATGCTTCCGCGCTCATCGGTTCATTCTGCGGCATGTGTTTCCTCCCGTATCAGGTTATCCAGGGCAATAGCGTCACCTTATCGTCCATCGGGGGCCTCCTCCACTACGATCTGCTCAGGGTTGACGCCGCGTTCCTTGGCCGCTATGGCGACAAGCTCGGCGCGGGTGAGGCGGACTTTTGGCGGCTCATTGATGGCGCAAATGAATTGGGTAAGTCCGCCCCCTTGTAAGGCGTATGGAACACCGTCATTGCTTTTTATGATTTCTTTAAGTACGTATTTTTCAGCAGTCCCTTTTACCATACTGTGTATCCAATCGCTCGCATAAACCATTTTCCCCACCAGCGCTTGGACCTCGGGAAGGGTTACGTCCTCATAGGTGTATATGCGAGGCTTGGAGATGCGACGACGGAACGTATTTGGAAGTGTCACAGTGCTCCCGAATAGCTCTGGATTAAGCGGCTTATACTCAATCTTTTTGAAATGGACCTCAT